CTCTATTGGATTGTGACCCGAACTGTCCAAGTTTTTTAGCGACTGCCTGGTCAATATAAACATCAATCGCTTTTGATCCGTCTGCCGTAGTGCGTTCTTTTGTCGATACATCAGCTCCGACATTGTTATAAATGTTGACCTCCGTCCCACCACCAGCTAAAGCTCTGACCCCCAAATCGCCACCTACTCTTGTTAGCGGCATGACAGCTTCCGGCCCTGCTTCACCCATCAGCCCTGTTCCTCTGGCCATGGGGAAAACCGTCGGCTGTGACACGATGCCGCCGCGGGCGAATGGGATAACCTCTCCATTAAGAAAAGCCCCGCCGTGTTTTGTCACAAATACTTCCGGCGGAACTGCGCTTCCTCCACTGCCAAAAAGTCCTCCTACAAAGCCTCCTATGCCCTGGGAAATACCCTTGAATAGCGGCCCCATAATTTGTTCTTGAATCGCCATTCGTAATAAATCGTCAATCATGGAGTTAATCATGTCTGAAAATGATGTTTCGCCAGTCCGACAAAACTTGACTATTGCATTTGTGCTGTCGCGTCCCCATCCTTCAATCGTTCTTTTCAGATCATCCAATTGGTCTTTTTCTTTTTTCGCCTCTTTGTCCAGCAGTTTTGCTTTGCTCGCTTCATACCATTCGTCGAGCTTTTCTTTGTCACTGATATATGTTGCGTATTCATCGTAACGAGACTGCAATTGGTCTAATTCATATTCTGTGGTTAACATCGTGGCGCGTTTATATTCGTCCTGAAACTTAGCTTGTTTATCGGCATAATCTTTTTCGTATTCTTCTAATTTTTCCCATTTATCAGCTTCATCTTTAAGGTATATTTCTCGCCTTAAATCTTGTGCTTTCTTTTGTTCATCCGCCTCTCTTTTTCTTTGCTCATCGGACACCTTTCCTGATACTTCCTCTTGCGCCGCTTTAGCCGCCCGTTGCGCGGCCAGAACCTTCTTTTCCGCCGCATCCTGCGCCGCCTTTGCAGCCGCCTTCCCTTCGGCGGTCAAAGACCGCTCCAATTCAATCTGTTTTTTCGCCAACGCCTCTAAAGCTGCCTCATTTGCCTTATAACGCGCCTCATATTCCATATTGGCATCCGCCGCCCGCTCGAATCTCTCCGTTGAGCTTTTTACGCCAAGCGCGCGCCCTGGGCCGTAAAGCAGCATTTGCGCGGATGTCATCGTGCCGCCCAGCTTATCAAGCAGCATTGCAAAACGCCGAATCTCTGCCTCGACTGAAATTATGGCAATTCTGAAATTGGTTCCCCATTCCGTGATCTTATCCTTGCTGTTGCCGCTCAATTCGCCGTTGAGGTCTTCCACTGCTCCAGTGATCTGTTCGATGATTTCTGCCAGCGCGGGCGTGAAGGCAAGACCAAAAGCGACTTTGAGGTTATCAAGGTGCCGTTGTAAGGAAAGAACCTGTTTGCCTGCCGTCTCCATTGCGGCTTCATAGGTTCCGGCAATCATCTTGCCAGCATCCATAACGGCGTTCATTCTGATCTGTGATTTTTCGGCCTCGGATAATTGCGCCGCTACGCGTCCTGTGGCCTTCGCGACTGCCTGATAACTGTTTTCAAAGTTGACATTGATGCCGATGGTTCTAAGGATTTCAACCTGGCCGGACTGAATACCGTAAACCATGCGCTGAAACGCTTCCGATGAATTGATGTTCCCGATAACCGCCGCGTCTTGAGCAACGCGGGCCAGTTTGTGAGATTGAGCAAGATCAAGATTTGCTTGAACCATGCGCGTGAGAGATTGCCGCGCCTCAATCATTGATATACCGGCTTTTTCCAGCCCGCGGGCGAACGTCTCCATCTGTGCGCCCGAATACCCGGCATTGTTGCCCACAACACGCATGACCACGCCCAAAGTTTCATAACGCGCCGCCAGCATCGTGGCATCCTTGATATACTGAGACAGCTTCAACGCGCCATAGGACACGGCAAGCGCCTTGACAACGGAAGCCATTTGCATGAAGCTCCGATTGGCCGACGCGGTTGCGGATTCAACTTTCTTTGTCGTACCTTCAACTTTGGCCGATGTTTTTTCAAGATCGGCTAAATCACGGGACGCCGTGACAACGCCTTTGGAATCCACCTTGATATATAAAGAGGCAATGTCATTGCTCATTTTTTATTTGTCTCCGTAAGATAAGCCCGGTCAATTCGTTTCAATGCTTCAATCTCCCACGCCGTCGGTTCCGTCTGTGTCAATTCCGCCCAAGCCCTGATTTCGCTGAACGTCAAAGGAAGCGCCCCGAACTCCGCATATCCCCGCCCGCCGGAAAGCTCGCAGAACCAGCCCCAAAGATAGTGCAGGCAATCCGGCATTTCGACGGGCTCAAGTTGCTTCGGCATGTTTCCTGTTTGCCTGTAAACACTTTCCAAGTTCTCCCTTAACGTCGAGCCGTCTTTCTGCCGTGCGTTGAGTTCAAATTCATGCACGGCATACTCGACAAGCGATTCGATCAGGCTTTGATAAAATTTGCGCGGTCACCTACTGCCGTGTCCACCTGTTCTTTGATCCACGGGAAACGCTCATAAAGCATTGCCGCGTTGTCCTTGTTGCAGGCCAGTTCCTTGCCGTCCACGGTCACGGTCTGCTTTTCACCCTGTCGCCATGATTTCGTGACAGCCGCCAGAAGCTGAATACCATCCGCTTCGACGGACTCAATAGGCACGTTGGTGTTTCTGAAACCGCCCTTGCTCATTTTCTCCATGCGCTTTTTTTGCTGCGCCCTGGATACTCTCTGAAATTCGTCGGAATCCTTGCCCAGAACCGTGATAAAAAGCCCGAGGTCTTCATTGGTTGCCGGGTTGTAAATGGAAACCTCAAAGCCTGCGTTGCTTCCCTTGATAGTGTCGAGTGCCGCTAAATCCATTACTTTTTCCATGATGTTTGCCTCCATCGGTTTAATTGTGGGCGGAGGCCGAAACCCCCGCCCGGTTGATTGTTACAAGCTCGAATCCTGAATAGACATCGTGGTCGCAAGCGTTGCCGTTGCCGTTGCGCCGGTGTCCGCGCCAGCGTTGGTATCAAACAAGGCCACAAAAGGCATCGTCTGAACTATGCCCTTTTCGCCATCGTCTTTGGACGCGCCGCCGACTTTGACACGCGGGAAGGTGAAAGACAGGAAGTCAGCCGTTGCCGTGTCTGCTGTCGTCAGAACGCAGTTGATCGTCACTTCTGTTTCGTTCTCAAAATAATCGCGGAAAGTCGCATTCTCAAAGAACACGGTCATATTGCCTTTGACCATTACCCTTCCATCAAAGATGTCGGGTTTTACGTTGGAGCCGACAACAGGCTCGCTTGACAGATTCCCGGCGATGTCAAAATCCATCCCGGTGATAAGAGCTATCTTCGTGCCTTCAACGTAAATTGCCCCGTTGACAGCAGCCAGAACGCCCTTTGTGCAAGCTGCCAGAACAGCGGAGAAATAAGGTGATGCGCCCGATGCGTAGTTGGTATGGTTCAATCCCATCAAGCCAATGTCGATTGTGGCAAGACCGGTGGCGGGAAGTTTGACGGCAAGAGAATTGACTTTTAAATCCCAAAATACCTCGGACAGACCGACGTCACTGTAATTGTGTTCAATAGAGAACCAAGTTTCAGTGTGGCCCGTGGAAGGCACCCAGGTTTTCTTCCCCACTCCGGTGAAGGTCAGGGCATCGCCGGAGGTGGCGGCCTTAACGGGCTTACCGTCAAGCATAAGGCCGGTGATTACCTTATCAGTGAGTGCGGTAATCAGGAAATTGCGGGCGTTATTGCCTGCCGCATTTCCCGTCCCGCCAGTCTGCCTGACAACATCGCCGACTTTCAAACCGTCCTTCAGAAAGGTTGCAGTTGCCGTGCTGGTGAACGTGCCAGCATTGCCAGATGTTACGGCTGCTGTGATGTCCGATTCCGGCCCACCAACGGGAGCCGCCACCCACGCTTTGCGGAGAATAGCGGCCATGAATTTCTCATACGTTCCCGGTGAAAGTTCGCCCGAAATCGAGCCTTCAATAGACTGAACGCCATGCCTGAAGTCTCCGATTTGCCGGTCAGCCCTCATTTCGTTTGACTGGTACGTTTCTTTTGTTAAATTCAATGAACTTGTCACACGCCGCAAATACTGAGCTGTTGCCAGATTTGCAACCGCGCAAGTCCCTTTCGTCGCCTGTGGTGCCAAAATTACCTTCTTCTCAATTCCGCTAGCCGTAGCCATGATGATTTCTCCTTTATTTTTAAGTTTTTAATATATTCCGGCGTACCACCGGATTTTCACAGGCAAAGCCCACCTGTCACCGTCAACCCGCCCTTGGCCGATTTCCGGTGTTCGCTCTATAATCACGCTCACGGTGCCGCTGGTCAGCGTCGTGCCGCGCTTGAACGCCGTCCTGATAAGCTCCGCCCTGTCCGCCGCGGTCTTCGGGCCTGCCTGCAAGGGGTACATGAGCGTCACTTGGAATATCCCTTGTTCTCTGTAATATCCGTCGCCCATTGTCGGGTTTGCCGGTGTCGCCGGTAGCAGAAACGCCATTTGATATGCCGTCCCTGTTACGGGCGTGAACGGCACATTTTCCCATGCTGTTGAAAGCGCAGGCGTTATACCGTTCAACTTGTTCTCCAACGCTATGCGGACGGATGAAATGCTCATTTATTCACCTCCGCTGCCGCTTTTTCTGCGAACTCTGTGAAGCGAACCGCCGTCAAGCCCACCATTCCATAAGGCGCTTGTGTGCTGTGACCTTCTTCAAGGGGGATTGCGTAAGGCAGGTTGTTGCAAAAATAATAAACATGACCGGCAGCTTTTGCGGGAATTGCTGCCTTTGCTTTTGCCTTCGTCGCGGCTCCACTCGGATCAACGCCTTCAACTTCGCCCGTAGGAAGTGATCCGATACCTAACTGCCAGTTTGCGCGAAAATGCCCGCCGACATACCCGTCCGGTTTATTGTCCGGGTTCTGCCAAAGGTCAGGGTTGCCAACGGGCGACCTTTCAACGATGGAGTCAACAACGCGCAAAACTGTTTTCCGCACAGCCTGATCGGAGTTGGAGGCGCATTTGATTGTCCATTTCTTTACGTCTTCAGCAAAACCCACGTTAAAACCTCAAATTGCATTCATACATGACGGTCGTTCCCGCTGGGTTGATCTCTTTCAGCGGTTCCACCAGCGTATAGGTTACGCCGCCGATGCTTACCGTGTCACCCAGAACGGGAGCCGTTAAAGCCGTGCCGTCCGTCTTGAAAGCCGATAGTAAAAGCTGCTTGTCGCCTGCCTTAATCAGCGTGCCGTCAATCTGTTTCGTTCCATAATCGAATATTGCGCCATAGGCCGTCTGCGTTGATGTACCCGCCCCGGTAAAGCCGCCCGTCGCCGGATTGTAAGTTCCGGCGGTGACTTTGGTCAGTGTCAGGCTTTGGCCTTTGCCCTTCAAAAGCTTCTGAGCGGTATTCTGTAAGCGCGTGTAAAAGGTCATTGATTCACCGCCTGAAGC